TACATCACCTTATGATGCTGGTATGTTCTATTGCCCATATGTTCCACTACAAATGGTGAGAGCAGTTGGTGAGAACAGTTTCCAACCAAAGATTGGTTTCAAAACTAGATACGGAATTGCTGCTAACCCATTCCACACAGGAACGGTTGCTGCTTCTGCTGACGGTGCGATTTCAATCTCAGGAAATACCAACAAGTATTACAGAAGAGTTAAAGTTACAAACTTAATGTAATCACAATTGTTACCGACTTAGAAGGGGACGCAAGTCCCCTTTTTTGTTTCTACCTAAATATAAATAACAGTGAAAAGGAAAAACAATGGTAGCAGTATCAAGACAACCGACTAAACTGGACTATGCAAGTCCAACTCAATTTAAGTTTACAATCAACCAACTTCCAAAGGTTGAGTTCTTTACTACAACTGCAAATATTCCAGACCTAACTCTTGCTGATGTTGTAATACCTACACCGTTTAAACCTATACCAGTGTTAGGACAAAATCTAACTTATGGTAATTTAAGTCTTACATTTATTGTAGATGAATATTTAGAAAACTATAGAGAATTACACGCATGGTTAACTGGTATTGGTTTTCCTAAAAGTAGAAAACAGTTTACAGAATTTCGTTCTAATATATCAACTACAGGTAGTGCGACTGCAACACCTAAAGTAGATGTGGGTGCAGTAGGAAAATCTGTTGCAGATGCAGCTATGTTTTCTGATGCAACACTAACTGTCCTTTCAAACAAAAATAATCCAATCGTTGAAGTTCGTTTTACAGATATGTATCCAGTATCACTAGGTGCGTTAGAATTTAATCAGCAAGCCACAGATGTTGAATACATGACTGTTCAAGCAGACTTCACATATCAAATATACGAAATCCATGCACTATAAATAATACAAAGGATATATTATGACACTCGAAGAATTGAAGATGGAAGTTTATCTTTCATTAAAAGTAAATGATGAAAGACTTGATACAGAAGCACTCAAGAACCAAGAACTCTACGCAAAATACTTAGACCACAAATCACGATTTGAATTACTCTTACACAAAGCAAAGGGTGATTACAAAAAACTATATCGTGAGAAATGGGAATACTATGGTGGTAAGGCTGATGCAAAAGTCTATGTCACTAAACCATTTGACTTAAAAGTATTAAAGAGTGACCTAAGTGTCTACATAGAATCAGATGAAGACATTATACAAATAGAACATAAAGTAGCATACCTTGAAACAGTTGTCAAGTATATTGATGGTGTTCTCAGGTCAATCAATAGTCGTGGTTGGGATATTAAAAACGCAATCGACTGGAAAAAATTTGAAGCTGGAATGATGTAATGAGAGAGTGGATTGGATACTACAAAGATATATTATCAGATGAATTATCATCAAATCTTGCATTAAACTCTAAAGGTTGGAAACAATCAACATTTTCAAATGAAAAGGGTAATATTGGCTCAGAAGGTAGTTTAAAAAGAGTTGTAATGGACGAAACATATGTCAAAGAAAACATGACTTACTGGGTTGATTTAATTAATGCAACAAGAAAAGTAGTAAGTCTATATCAAAAAAAACACCCATACATGAAATACTTTAATCCAAATAGAACAACAGATTTTAAGATAAACAAATATGGTACAGGTGGGTTTATGTCTGAACACGCAGATAATATTCATCATAGTCATGGACAACAATATGGTTATCCATCAGCATCACTTTTGTTTTTTCTTAATGATGGATATAGAGGAGGAGAGATAGTAATTGCAGATAAGGTTTATACACCCAAGAGAAACTCTGCGATTATATTTCCAGCTAACTTTATGTTTCCACACTATGTAAATAAAATAGAATTTGGTACAAGGTACAGTATAGTAACATGGCTTATGTAATTCGTGTATCTAAAGTAAACGAAGTTCACCTTAAGGTAGAAACAGAACCAAGTATCGCAAGAGAACTTGCAGATTACTTTACCTTTGAAGTACCAGGCCATAAGTTTATGCCTGCATATCGTAATAAGATATGGGACGGAAAGATACGATTGTTTTCTACTGCAACTGGTAGAATATATGTTGGACTATTAGGATATCTTAAAAAATTCTGTGATAGAAATGACATACAAATAAATATAGATGAAGGAGTTGAAGATGTTAAAGAAATTGGTAGAAAAGTTGTGGAGGGATTTGTTAAATCTCTTAAACCCAAATCCAAAGGTAAATCCATTAAGTTGCGTGATTACCAAATTGATGCTATCGAGTATGCTCTTAAGTCACATAGGGCTTTACTTGTTTCTCCTACTGCTTCAGGTAAATCGTTAATCATATATTCTCTAGTTCGTTACTATAAAATGATGGAACTAAAAACTTTGATATTAGTTCCCACCACTTCTTTAGTAGAACAGATGTATTCTGACTTTGAGGATTATGGGTGGAGTTCTGGAACATACTGTCAAAAGATTTATCAAGGACACGAAAAGAAGGTTGAGAAAGATGTAGTGATTTCAACTTGGCAATCTATTTACAAGATGCCTAAAAAATACTTTGAACAGTTTGGGTGCGTAATCGGTGATGAAGCTCATTTGTTTAAATCTAAATCACTTACAAACATTATGACAAAATTACATTTATGTAAATACAGGTTTGGATTGACAGGTACATTAGATGGAACACAAACACATAGATTAGTTCTAGAAGGTTTGTTTGGTGAAGTAGAAAAGGTTGTTACAACAAAAGAACTTATAGATAACAAAACACTTGCAAATCTAAACATAGAATGTATTGTGTTAAAACATAAAGAAGAAGATTGTAAATTAGTAAAGGATTATACATATGCAGAAGAAATCAATCATTTGGTATTACAGCCTACTCGGAATAATTTTATTAGTCGTCTTTGCAATTCATTAAATGGTAATACACTTTGTTTATACCAACTAGTAGAGAAACATGGTAATAAACTTTTTGAGTTAATGAAAGACTTTGATAGAAAAGTATTCTTTATACATGGTGGTACAGATGCTAAAACTAGAAACGATATAAGAGGAATAGTAGAAAAAGAAAATAATGCAATCATTATCGCAAGTTATGGTACGTTTAGTACTGGTATTAATATTAGGAACATTAACAATGTCGTGTTCAGTTCACCTTCAAAGAGTAGAATTAGAGTTCTCCAATCAATCGGTAGGGGACTCCGTACAAGTGCAACTAAAGATTCCATTAGGTTGTTTGACTTGTCAGACGACTTATCGTATAAAAGTAAAATGAACTTTACTTTAAACCACTTTAACGAAAGACTAAATATCTATAATGAAGAACAATTCAACTATAAAATTGATAGGATTAAGCTATGAGTAGTTATCAGATAATCAAATTGAAGAATGGAGAAGACTTAATTTGTAATGTTTTAGATAATGAAAATGGTAGACTAAAGGTTTCATCACCCTTAAAGATGGAAACTGTCAATCGTATATCTAAAAAAGGTTTAACCGAGTCTTTAGCCCTAACAAGATGGATACAACCGTATTCTGATGAAGAACATTACTTTATAGAATCTAACTCAATAATTATAATGACACCAGCATCAGTTGGTATGACACGATATTATCAATATGTATTAAAGAGTTATGATGGATTAGTATTAAAAAGTGCTAAAGAAGAAACCATAGAGAAAATAAGAAGTGAAAAACAAAAGAGTAGTAAGCTAGAAGTAGATGAAGATATACCAGAATCAGAACTAAATGAATATCTTTATACTGATAAGAAGACAATCCATTAGTATATATTCCACCCTACCTCAATGCTTAGTTTAACCATGTTTTGATAATCTGTCAAGTAAAAAAAATAATAAAATAATATTTGACAAGTATGCAGTTTTCTAGTATTATAGTATTAATTGCGAAAGGTAAATAAATGGCAAAAAGAAAAAGTACAGCTGCACACTATGTAGATAATAAAGTATTTCTACAGGCTATGAAAGAATGGAAAGAACAGTGTGAGGAAGCATTACAGACAGGTGAAGAAAAACCAAGAGTATCAAATTACATAGGTGAATGTTTTTTAAAGATTGCAAATGGTCTTTCTCATAAACCTAACTTTATGAACTATACATTTAAAGATGATATGGTTTCTGATGGTATAGAAAATTGTCTACAATATATACACAATTTTAATCCAGAGAAATCAAAGAACCCATTTGCTTATTTTACACAAATAATATACTATGCGTTTATACGAAGAATACAAAGAGAAAAAAAACAAACACACGTTAAACATAGATTGATTGAGAAAGTAGACTACAGAGCTTTTGTAACTATGGAAGGAGATGAAAATTCTTATAGTGTTAGTGGTTTTGACCCAACGATTATGTTACCAGATGAAGCAGTATATAAACCAAAGAAGAAAGTCAAAGTAGACAAACCTTCTGGACTAGAAAATTTTATGGAAAAGAAAAGTGAAGATAGCGATAATAACTGATACACACTTCGGTGCAAGAAACGATAGTGTACAGTATGATGATTATTTCTACCAGTTTTATGAGGGACAGTTTTTTCCTTATTTACAGAAACATAATATCAAAACTGTTATACATCTAGGAGATGTATTAGACAGACGTAAGTTTGTGTCCTATCGTATTGCAAAGAATTTTAGAGAAAGATTTATATTACCATTCCAAGCTCTAGATATAGAGTTACACGCATTAGTTGGTAATCACGATATCTTTTACAAGAATACAAATGATGTAAACTCATTACAAGAACTAATTAACGATAGATATAAAAAGATACATCTATATCCAGAAGCACAAGAAGTAACCTTTGATGGATTACCTATTTTGTTTATGCCTTGGATTAATAGTCAGAACTATATCTATTCAATGGGTATGATTGATGAAACTAAGGCTCAGATATGTATGGGTCATTTAGATATCAATGGTTTTAAGATGAACAAGACTGCGATTGTGTCTGAACATGGATATGATAAAACTACATTCAGAAAGTTTGATACAGTAATGAGTGGTCACTTTCATCACAAGTCAGATGATGGACAGATATTTTATCTGGGAACACCTTATGAAATATATTGGAATGATTATGATGACCCAAAAGGTTTTCATATATTTGATACTGAAACAAGACAGCTTGACAGGGTAATAAATCCCTTGACAATCTTTGATAAAATATACTATGATGATACTACGACAAATTATGAAAATGTAAATGTTGAACAATACAAAAACAAATTCATTAAAGTTGTGGTTGTAAACAAAAAAGACTTATATCAGTTTGATAGATTTATTGATAAGTTATTAAAAGTTGATACACATGAAGTGAAGATTATAGAAGACTTTACTGATTTAGATGCGAACAGTGTTTCTGATGATATTGTTGAAAATTCAGAAGATACTATTACATTATTAAATAAGTATGTGGACGAGTTACCAGTTGACTTAAATAAAAATAGATTGAAGAACGAAGTAAGAACTTTATATACGGAAGCTCAAGACTTAGATATATGATAATATTCAAATCGGTGAAGTGGAAGAACCTGCTTTCGACAGGTAATTCTTTTACTACAATTTTTTTAGATAAACAACCTACAACTTTGATTGTGGGTGATAATGGTTCTGGCAAATCTACCATACTAGATGCGTTGACCTTTGTGTTATTTAACAAACCATTTCGTATTGTTAAGAAAGCACAACTCGTAAATTCTGTAAACAATTCAGAAACAGTTGTAGAAGTAAACTTTGAGATTGGTACAAGAAAATACAGAGTAATGCGTGGTATCAAACCTAACAAGTTTGAAATCTATTGTAATGATAAGATGGTAAACCAAGACGCAAGCTCCAGAGATTATCAAAAGTATCTGGAACAAAATATTCTTAAACTAAACTATCGAAGTTTTACACAAGTGGTTATACTTGGTAACGCATCATTCATTCCATTTATGCAGTTAAAGTCTGTACATAGAAGAGAAGTAGTTGAGGAGATATTAGATATAAAGATATTCTCATTGATGAATATGTTAGTCAAGAATCAAATCAAAGATGTAACAGATGAACTAAGAGATATAGATTACAATAAAGAACTTACAGAAGAAAAAATAGGTCTACAAGGTAAGTATATAGAAGACCTTAAGAAAAACAAAGATAAGATTATTCGTGATAAGTTGTCAAAGATAGATAATAATCAAGATATTATAGATGTCAAAGTAAAAGATAGAGAAACTCTTAAGACAGAAAATGAAATGTTATTACAAGACATAGCTGATAGAATAGAAGTAGAAGGAAAACTTGTAAAGTTAAATGATATTAAATCAACACTTGTAGAAAAACACAAACAACATTCTAAGAAGATAGACTTTTACAAAAACAATGATGAGTGTCCAGAGTGTAAACAAACTATTGAAAAAGATTTCAAAGAGAATATGATAACAGAAAAAAATAAAGATGTTGATACGATTGTCAAAGGTATAAAACAACTTAAGATTGAACTAGACGAAAAAACAAAAAGGTCAAAGACAATCAAAGATGTTACAACTAAGATAAGAGAAAATGATGTAAAGGTTGCAAGACTACACAGCTCTATAACAGAACTAGAGAAGTTTAATACACAATTAGAAACAGAGATGAAATCTTTTCAAGAGGGTGGTGTAGGACAATCTGATGAGGATAAACTCAAAGAACTAAAAGAGAACTTAGGAAAGATATCTGAACAAAGACACAAACTGCGTGAGGATAAATTATACCTAGAAGCATCTAAGGCTATGTTACAAGATAGTGGTATCAAAACAAAGATAATCAAACAGTATCTACCGATTATGAATAAACTCATAAACACATACTTGACATCTATGGAGTTTTATGTTAACTTTACATTAAATGAAAACTTTGAAGAAACTATTAAATCAAGGTATAGAGATGAATTTACCTATGCGTCATTTAGTGAGGGTGAAAAGATGAGAATAGACCTTGCATTGTTATTTACTTGGAGAGCTATTGCAAAGATGAAGAACTCTACAAATACTAATCTATTAATATTAGATGAGATATTCGACAGTAGTTTAGACGGAACAGGAACAGATGAGTTTCTTAAAATATTAAACACCTTGACAAAAGAGAACGTATTTGTTATAAGTCATAAAGGTGATACACTATTTGATAAATTCAGAAGTGTAATTAAATTTGAAAAGGTGAAAAATTTTAGTCATGTCGTTAAGTGAAGAATTACAAAATAAAGTAAAAAATTTTATAAATGAAAAATTAGAACATAATAATTGGATAGGCACTTGTATGGAAAATTATCATAAACTTCCAAATAAATCAAAAGGTGATGTAGGTGAATTAATAGTATCTGACCTAATGAAACAATACGGTGTATTACCATCAATCAATGGTTACAATAGCACAGATGATAGACTTATAAGTGGTTATGACACAGAGATTAAATTTAGTTTAACTCAAAAAGGAAAAGATAATCAATTTATAATCAATCATGTAAAGAAAAATATTAAATGGGATAGATTTATTTTTTATGGTAAGAATAAAGACAAAAATGATATAATTGTTTGGTGTACAAAAAATGATATGGAAGAGTGTATGAAATTAACAAAGTGGTGGGTTAACCAAAGTAGCCCAGAAGAAAAAATGTGTTCTGGTGAAAATATTATGAAATGGGTTGACTCACCTTATACAAGACATATAAAAACATGGAATGATGAAGTCAAAAAATATAATGGATTACAGGAGTTTATGTAATGTTACTACTTAATGGAGATTGCATTGAGGAAATGAAGAAACTTATAGATGATGGGGTTCAAGTAGATTCTGTTGTTACTGACCCACCCTATCATCTCACATCTATTGTAGAAAGATTTGGTAAAGAAGGTTCTGCACCAGTAAAAGATAAAGATGGTGCGTTTCAAAGACAGTCTGTAGGTTTTATGGGTAAAGAGTGGGACGGTGGAGATATTGCATTTCAACCAGAAACTTGGGAACTTGCATTAAAACTATTGAAGCCTGGTGGTCATTTACTTGCATTCTCTGGTAGTCGAACATATCACAGAATGGCAGTTGCGATAGAAGATGCTGGGTTTGATATTCGTGACCAGATAATGTGGTTGTATGGTAGTGGGTTTCCAAAAAGTTTAAACATAGGTAAAAGTGTTGATAAGAAACTAGGTAATGAAAGAATAAAGACAGGACAAACAAAGACACATTCTAATAAGGGTATGCCTCAAGCAGAAGAAAGAACACCAATAGGTGCTGGTGCATTTGGTCAAGAAGTAGAAGAAGAGATAACAGTAGGAACATCTGAATGGGAAGGTTGGGGAACTGCATTAAAGCCTGCACACGAACCTATTGTTCTTGCAAGGAAATCACTATCTGAAAACTCTATTGTTGCAAATGTATTAAAACATAGAACTGGTGGGATACATATAGATGCGTGTAGAATAGAAGGTAAAGATAATCCTGTAAAATGGACTAAACCAAGAGGTGGTATTTGGAAAACAGACTCAGATGCAAAGGCAAAATTAGTTGAAAATAAAAAAGGTAGGTTTCCATCAAATGTTATGCATGATGGTAGTGATGTTGTAAAAGATATATTTCCTAAATCAAAAGGTTTTGTATCAAATGGTAATGCACCAGTTGGTGAACATAGTAAAGGTAATATAAAACCTATGCGTAGAGGAAATGCAGTTTCTTATGGAGATGATGGTTCAGCTGCAAGATATTTCTATTGTCCTAAAACATCAAAGTCTGAAAAAGGTAATGATAATACACACCCAACAGTAAAACCAATAAAGTTAATGAAATACCTATGCAGATTAGTTACACCAAAGGGTGGAACAGTATTAGACCCATTTATGGGTAGTGGTTCAACAGGTATAGCTGCAAAGGACGAAGGGTTTGAGTTTATAGGTATTGAAAGAGAAAAGGAGTATTTTGAGATTGCAGAACGAAGAGTAAGTGTTGCATCTCCATTAGAGGAGTTTATGAAATGAACAAAAACAAAGATAATCAAGCAGTTGCACTGTTTATAATAATATTTACAATAATTGCATTACTAGGAGTGTTAAATGGCTGAGATGATTAAACTAATAGAATCAGATAGTCCATCACTAAAATTAAAGTTAAGTCCTTGTAGTAAGGATTTAAATCGTATGGAACTAAAGATGAAACTTATAGAACATATGAGATATTATCAAGGTATTGGATTGTCTGCAAATCAAATAGGGATTATGGAAAGAGTATTCGTAATGTATTCTGATGTAAAGAAGAAAGAAGTTATTGTGTGTTTTAATCCTAACATAATTTCAGTATCACCTAAGAAAACTCTGATGGACGAAGGTTGTCTTACATTTCCTGGCCTATGGTTAAAGGTAAGTCGTCCAGAATCTATTAAAGTAGAATACGAAGATGTGCATGGAGAAAAAACTGAGGCAGTTATGCATGGTTTAGAAGCAAGAGTATTTCTACACGAATATGACCACATGGAAGGTAAGAACTTTACAGATGGTGTATCTAAAGTAAAGTTAGATATGGCAAAAAAGAAACAAAAGAAAGCACTTATCAAAGCAGCTATATACAAAGAACAAGAAGAAGAACGAGAGAAACAAATGAAGTTTGGACAGAGTTTAATTGTATGACCACTGTAAAATTGATATCCTTTCAACAACCCACAGAATACCTATCTAAAGACGGTATAGAGGACGCTCTGGGACTTGTAGCATACTGTGCAAGGGTAAGTAACCCTTCTAACCAACTAAACAGTGAAACCAACGAAAAACTGGTGAAATACCTAATTAAACACCAACATTGGTCACCTTTAGAGATGGTCAATGCGTGTTTAGAGATTAATACCACCAGAGATATAGCACACCAGATAGTGCGTCACAGGTCGTTTAGTTTTCAAGAGTTTAGTCAAAGATATGCAAATGTATCAGAAATGGGGGATATGTTTGAATATTCAGAAGCTAGAATGCAAGATACAAAGAATAGACAGAACTCTATAGAAACTGACAGTACAGAGGTTCAAATACTCTGGGAAGAATCACAAAGACAAGTGATTGAACTTGCAAATAAAGAATACCATAAAGCAATCAAAATGGGTATTGCAAAAGAGGTTGCACGAAAGATACTACCAGAAGGATTGACTAAGACTAGGTTATATATGAATGGTACACTTCGTTCATGGGTTCACTATATAGACTTGAGGTCTGCAAACGGTACGCAAAAAGAACATATGGAAATTGCAAAGGCCTGTGCAGAGGTGATTTCAAAATTATTCCCACGAAGTGATTCGCAATAAAAACTAACTACGTCAAAACGTGATAGTACCTAAGTCATTGTTTTTATTAACTTTTTTAGGTGGGGTTGACATTGTTGTTCAAAGGTGTATACTAGGGGTATAACAAATGAGGTTACAAAATATGTCAAAAAAATCAATTATCGCAAAGTTACTTTCAGAAGAGGATATCTCAGTAGTCCAGAAAAAGACTAAGACTGCAGCCTTTAATGTTGAAACTAGAGAATTGATACTTCCACTTTGGAAGGAAGAGATGTCAAAAGATATCTCTGATTTATTCATATGTCACGAGATTGGTCACGCATTATATACCTCAAAAGATTTACTTACAAAAATGCAAGAGAGAAAAATTGACAAGTCTTATGTTAATATTATCGAAGATGCAAGAATAGAAAAAATGGTTCAAGACAAGTATCTAGGTACTAGGTCTTGTTTTACTAAAGGTTACAAAGAATTAATTTCCAAAGATTTCTTTGGAGTAAATAACAAAGATTTAAATGAACTCAACCTTGCCGACAGAATCAATCTTTATTTCAAGGGAGTGGAAAATGTTCCATTCTCTTCTGTCGAGCAAACGTGGGTAGAAAAAGTTAGAAATGTAAAGACTGAAGACGAGGTATTAGATATTGCTCAAGGTCTTATGGATTTTACTGATAAGAATGAAGAGTCTCAAAATCAAGAACAAGAACAACAAAGTCAAAGTTCTGCTGATTCAGATGATAATGCAGATGACAATTCTGATGATACTGAAACTCAAAGTTCTGATGATAAGTCTGATGAGAGTCAAGAAGATACTCAAAGTTCTGGTTCTGAAGAGTCTGATGATGATAAGAATACAGAAGAAAAAAAGACTGAAGTAAATAGTGGTATTCAAGGTGGTGAAAGTTACAAACACAGAGCTACTACTGATTTGTCATTTGATAAGTCACTTGATGATGCAATGGATAAAGATGCAAAAGATAGAGTTTATGCAACTATTCCAAAAGTAAATGATAAAGTAATTGTTAGTTACAAATCAGTTCTGGAACAGTGTAAAAAACATTATACTGAAATAGACAATTGTTCTGTTTTTATTTCTAAAACAAAGTCTGAGATAACTAAGTTTCAAATGGATAGTAAGAAAGTTGTTTCTTATATGGTAAAAGAGTTCGAGATGAAAAAGTCTGCTGACTTATATAAGAGAGCTAGTGTTTCTAAGACTGGTACTTTAAATATGGGTGCGTTACATACCTATCAGTTTAACGAGGATTTATTCGCAAAAGTTACTACGTTGCCTGGAGCTACTAATCATGGACTAGTTATGTTTTTTGATTGGTCTGGGTCAATGCAACACAATCTAACACAAACTCTAAAACAGTTATTCAATTTAGTTTGGTTTTGTGATAGAGTTAAGATACCTTATAGAGTGTATGCATTTAGTGATTGTTATGTAAAACCTTCTAGTTATTCTGGTATTGATTCAGAGGGTACTAAAGTTACTCAAAATCCAGATAACAAGTCTGACTTAGATGTTTCTGGTTTCAGATTAATTGAGATGTTTTCAGATAAGATGAGAAAAAATGAAACAGCTGATATGATGCATTATTGGTATATGATGGGTACTTATTACGGTGGGTATAGAAACTACAGTAGAGATTATAGTTATCCTGCTACTCCACCATATAGACTTCAGTTAGGTGGTACTCCTCTTAATCATGCAATCGTGGCTGCAATGTCAATCATTCCAAAGTTCAAGAATGATAACGGTATTCAAAAAGTAAACGCAGTGTTTTTAACTGACGGTGTAAGTCACAATATTAGTAGAAAGATTTCTGGAGAAAGATTATCTCATTATTCTTTTGATAAAGATTCTTACATCACAGACAAAGTTACAAATACAACTGTTAATTCTACTCAAAAAACATCTAGATATTCTAGATTTAAAGGTGATAATCAAACAACTATGTTACTTGAGTTACTTAAGAAAAGAATACCAGAGTCTAATGTATTAGGTTTCTTTGTTGCTGGGTCTGGTAAAACTGGTATAGTAAGAAGAGAAATTATTCAAGATAAAATGGGTCTTCATTGGGACGATATGGATACTCTTAGAAAGTATCAAAAAGAATTAAGAACAAACAAAGTTCTAGTTTGTAAGACTGCTGGATATGATGAGTATTACATTTTACCTTCAGTTCCTAGTGATGATGAAAGTGCTGAGAACGGTATTCAAGTTAAAGAGAATGCAAAGACTGGTGATTTAAAAAGAGCCTTCACAAAGTTCTCAAAGAGTAAAGTTCTTAATAGACAGTTACTTAACAAGTTCATTGCTCAAGTTGCTTAAACGAATCGATTCGTTTATTGTAAAAAGATTTAAATTATATGATGACAAAAAAACATAGTAAAAACAAGGGGTTACATACCCCCCTTGACAACATAAGAAATAGTTGGTACAATAAGGTATGTTAATTAATAATGAGGTTGAATATGAAGGCAATAGATAATTTTTTAGTTGAAGCAACTAAACAGTACGGTGAAAATGCAGTTATTACTATCGACCAAGCCAAACAAGTTCTTAAAGACATTAAGAGGGCAATTGGTATTGGTCATATCAAACAAGCTGGTATGGTTAGTGGTATGGGTGAGTTTGCTCAAGTTAAACTTAAATCTGTCAATGCTGCAAAGACTGATGTTGCAGTGGTTACTAAAAAAGAAGTTGTTAAAGAGGTTGTTAAAGAAACATCTCAAGACAACTCAACAGTTAATTTAATTATGGGTAGTGATATACAAAACTTAGTGCCCTCTGCGTTTGACGGTTTCGTTGCGTGGGGTCATCACTCTACAATCAAACAAGTAGTTAAGTCTAAAATGTTTTATCCAGTTTTTGTTACTGGTTTATCTGGTAACGGTAAGACTCTTATGATTGAACAAGTTCACGCAGAACTTAAAAAAGAATTGATTAGGGTTAACATTACAATCGAAACTGATGAGGACGATTTACTTGGTGGTTTCAGATTAGTTAACGGTGAAACCAAATATGTGCCTGGCCCAGTTATCGAAGCCATGCAAAGAGGTTGTACTCTTTTATTAGATGAGTGTGACTTAGGTTCAAACAAGTTAATGTGTTTACAGCCAGTTCTTGAGGGTAAAGGTGTTTATCTTAAGAAGGTGAACAAGTGGATTACTCCTAAAGACGGTTTTAATGTAATGGCTACTGCCAATACTAAGGGTAAAGGTTCAGAAGATGGTAGGTTCATAGGAACTAATATTCTTAACGAAGCATTCCTTGAGAGATTTGCAGTGACTATCGAACAACCATATGCTTCAAACTCAGTAGAGAAAAAGATTGTTCTTGGGTCTATGAAAAAGTATGGTGCAGTAGATGAGAAGTTTGCGACCAATCTAGTTCAGTGGTCAGAAGTTATTAGAAAAACTTTCTATGACGGTGGTATTGACGAAGTGATATCAACCAGAAGACTTGACCACATAGTTAAAGCCTTCGCAATCTTCAAAGATAAAATGAAGTCAATCGAACTTTGTGTTTCAAGGTTTGACACTGATACCAAAGAATCATTTCTTGATTTGTATTCAAAGATTGATGCTGGTGTCGACCCTCTTGCAGAAGAAAAAAAAGAGGAAGAAGTTACTAAGGAAATAGTAGATGACGAAAATGATTTCTAGGTGATTCGCAATAATGAACAATGACTTATAAATCTCAAAGTTTGTAAGTCATTGATTTAATTAAATTTTTTAAGACAATTTGACAAATACTAAAAATATGACTATAATAAAGATATGATTAAGAAAAAAAATAACAATGAGGTTGATTTGATACTACCAGAAATTGCTCCTATCAATATTTATTCAAAAATATCAATTTATATGAATGAAAATGGTTTTAATTTCAATATAGATGAACAACCAACAGTAGAAAGTTTTGAAAAAATTATAGGTGAAAAATCTACTAAGGTTGCAACTTGTGTATTTAATACTAGAGATAATTTTTTAAGTAAAAGAAGAAGTGTTATTGATGGGGTAAATTATGATGGAAAATTAGTTGACTATTTACAAGATTCACCTATGTGGGTTGATGAAGATAATGAGTATATATATTTTCTTGCATACAATAGAAAAATTGTTAAAATTGGAATGACTATAACACCCATAAAAGATAGATGTCAGTCTTATATGTGTGGAACAAGAAAGGCTATGAAAAAGGGTTCTTGTTCTACAACTAACTATATAATTACTGAATGTAACTATGCAGCTCTTAAAAATAATTATAAAGTAGAAATATTTGCAATTAAGATACCTAAAGAAAAGAAAAAAGTTACTAGATTTAATATGACTAGAGAAGTTGAAGTATCAATTGCAAGGGGATATGAAGAAATGATAACTGACAAGTTTATTGAAACTTATGGTTATAAGCCAGTTCTTTGTGTACAGAAGGGTAAATCCACAAAATGAATTTAGATAAATTTTATACTTCACCAGAAATATCAAAAAAGTTTGTTGATATTATAAATGAAAAAATTAATTTAGAAAATTTTGATTATGTTTTAGAACCTAGTGCTGGGAGTGGTAACATACTAAAATACCTACCTAAAAAAAATAGGATTGGAATAGATATTGCACCAGAACATGAAGAGGTGAAGAAACAAGATTTCTTTAAATTTGACTTCTTTGATTACAATCCAATTAAAAAAAATATTAACATAGCTGTTATAGGTAATCCACCATTTGGTAAAGGTTATATGAATCCTCTTGCAAAACAATTTTTTAATACATCTGCAAAGTATTGTACATTTATAGCATTCATAGTTCCTGCTAAATGGCATACTTCTTGGAAAATTCATAGACAACTTGACAAAAACTTTGGTTTGTATTATAGTGAATATATACCAAAAAATAGTTTTATAAAAGATGGTGAAATATATAATGTTAATTGTTGTATGCAAATATGGTCAAAAAAGAGTTTAGGAAAAAATTTGAGAATACTTGATAGACCACCAACAACACACGAAGATTTTGAAATGTTTTTAACTTGTGATAATGTTAAAAAAAGAATTGATGCAATGGACAAATTGTCCAAAGGAGAATATTGGGATTTTGGTTTAAGATATTGGGGTAATATTGGAGTTAGAGAAATAAAAGATATACCAAAAAATACTACTACGCACTATCTAATAAAATCAAAAAAAGATTATGTTAGAAAAATATTTAATAACATAAATTGGAAAAAATATGTCAATAATATGGGAGCTCCTAATATGGGTGGAAAATCTATATTAGTTAAAGCATATGAAGACACAAAAAAATTATACAAAGGGGTTGACATTTAATGTGTAACTCCCTATATAATAATAGAGTGGATATCCGTATGAGTAAAGTTTTGGGTACTCTATCTACTCTAATGTTGAAGATGCCAATTAAGGGTCTTCGTTTAATCTTGCTTAATAAGGAGAAATAATCATGGTAAGCAAATCTATAAGTCTATTCGACAATTTAAATTCACTAACACCGTTTTCAGTAGGATATGATTCAGTCTTTAACAGATTGAATAATGCTATTGAAGCAGGACATGGGTCTAACTACCCACCCTACAATATCAAAAAGAAGAGTGAGTATCTTTATGAAATCGAACTTGCAGTAGCTGGTTTCGGTAAAAAAGATATTGATGTTGAAGTTGCAGATGGTATAATCACTGTAAAGTCAATCAAGGAAAACTCTGAAGATGAAGATATTGTGCATAGAGGAATCTCATATAGAAAGTTTGAAAAGAGGTTCTCTATCGCAGATGATATTGAAGTCAAGGGTGCTAAGTTAGAAAATGGTTTATTAACCATTGACCTTGAGAGAATTGTACCAGAGGAGAAAAAACCTCGTACAATAGCGATTAAGTAATGGTACTTAATTGTTTATTAACCTTATACACTATGGAGATATTATGTATAAAAAACTTACTAAAAAAGCGAAGATTTTAAATCTTCTAACTAAGGGCAGTAATGTGACTTGGAATCAACTAAAAACTACTTACGGTTTAAAGTCACCTAGAGCCATGATAGACACCATCAGAAGAGATGGATATGTAGTCTATGCAAACAAAAATGCAAAGGGAAATACCTTTTACAAAATAGGTAAACCTTCTGCAGCCATCTTAAAAGCTGGTGTTGCAAAGATTAATTCTATCAAGAATGTGTCTTACGATACAATCATTGCAGCTGGTGTTGCAGAGGTTTTAGGTACAAAGTTCGCATACGCAAACTAACCTAAGTTTTTTTTGAGAGAGGGGGGTTGACAACAACCCCTCTCTTATGTTATGGTAAATACTATGAGTGAAAAAAAGAAAAAAATAAAATTAAAACCAGAAGAATTTGTTTCTCAACACGATAAGATTGAGGAAGGTGTAGTTCATACTAGACTGCGAAATAAAGATGGTCGTTGGCTTGATATGTTTGATTATGTTCCAGAAGGAATTGGTGTTGACAGATTAACTAATGATGGAACAAGAACAACAAAAAAAGAAGAAAAGATTTTTACTATTAGTGACCTAAATAATATGTTAGTAGATGGTAACAAAGTAAAACAACAGAAAATTGATTTAATGAAGGAGAGTGAAGTGAGTGAAGACGCATACAATCTGATGCCCAGAAAAGAATTTATCAACGCACAAAATAGAGCTGCAGAGATGAGTTCACAACCACAACCTAAAACTGAAACAACAGAAAATACTACAATAGATTTAAAAGACGCAAATCAAAAGTATCATAATCCACACGATTCAGATGAAGTGAATGAAAGGATTATGAATGACTTTGATAACTTTGTTTCAGAGAGTAAAGCAAGAACTAAAAATATGGTGCTTGCAAAGAAGGCTCACCCAGAAGCAACTCCAGAAGAATTAAAAATTAAGTTTCTTGAAAAGAGAGCTCGTAAAATGAAAACACAATTTGACCAACAAGAATATGATAAATTTGATAAAGAGGGTAAGTTAAATGAATTACCAAAAACAAACTCTTTTCACCCAGAATATATCAACCCACACGCAGAAAAAGAGAGAGAAGAAACTACACAACCAGAACAATCACAACCACAAAGTGAAGATATATCTAAAGACGGTAGTACAAATCCA